GATGCCGCGTTGATCATCTACCGGCTTGAGGAAGCGGGTGCGACGCTGCTTGCGCTGCCAGGGACAGGGTATTCAACGCGGCTGCGCGCAAGCCACCTGGACGTTGTGCCCGAGGCGCAGGTTGCCTATGGCTGGCAGCCAGGCAAGATCCGGCCGCCGATCCCATCCGCGTCGCGCATCACCCGGATGGACGAGGCGCTTGGATGGATTTCGCTGATCCCCAAGGACCGCTACGTTCTGCGCCGTATCGTGGGTGCGAGGAGCCTGGTGAGCCCGGTGACGGAGCGGCATCTGTATTCATGGCGGCGGCTGGGCGGTGTGCTTGGGGCAGACCATAAGGCGGTGCAGCGATGGCATGCACAGGGCATCGACATGCTGGTTGCGGCTGTTGGCGCTTTGCACCGGCTGGATAACGGATCGCTAGTGCGACGCGGGGGGGAGCGAGGCGGGGGCGGATGACGCGGCGCTTCAGTCGTTTGTGAGATGAAGGGTGGCGGCGTAGCGGCACCGGGGCGTGGTGTAGGTGCCGCTGATGCTTCGGCCTTCCAGCACGCCCTGGAAGGTGAGGTGGTAGGGGTGCTTGTTGGGATCGGTGAGGGTGAGGTCGGCATTGGCCGACTGGCCGGCGAGTGCCCCGCGCAGAAAAATCGTGCCGCTGGCGGGGGCAAAGATGATGGCCTTGTCACGGATGGTGAGAACGGCCTGTGAAGCGGGATCGCATGTGCCTGCGATCGGGCGGACGTCGCCGGCATAATTCCGCGTGGCCGCTGCGCAGCCCGCAAGCAGGATCAGGGCCAGGATCAGGAGTCGCATCATGGGGTTCATACAGTACTCCTGATGAGAAGCCATGCCGTGCAGAGCCGATTCACGGCGCATTGAATAAAATGACGGATGCTGACGAATTTGATTGCCCAGCTCGCCCAACTTTAGGTATATTTTCTTCAACGCTGGCGGCTTGTGCGGAACCACCGCGCTTTGCGGTGCTTCGAGCCTTTGCGTTGTTTCCTGGCCACGTATGCGGCTTTGCAATCCCTGCGGGATGATTGGAGGGGTGATTGGCGGTTAAAGCGCCTTCGCCGCTAGGTGTGTTGGTGAAAACCATGCATCAGCGATTGCGGAAAGGAAAAGAGGAAGAGGCCGCTGCGCTTGCAAAGCTGGCGGCACCTTTTGTGACCGCGCTATCGGCTTCGCGCAGCGAACCATTGAATTTAAGGGCGCTGACGAACGAGCAAATTTATGACCTTTACGCCGAGCTTAGAGTCGCCGCTGCTGGCAGAACTCACATTTCGGAATAATGTCCGAAGTAGCCTTGCAGCCTGGGCGCGGCTTGCGCTTCTTGGTTCGGGGCAGGAACCAGCCCGGCACCATCTGGAGATCATCCACGCTCTCGAGAAGGTGGCCGAGGGCGAGACGGAGCGGCTGATACTGCTGCTGCCGCCGGGATCTGCAAAGAGCACGTATGCGAGCCGGCTTTTTCCTGCCTGGTGGATGGTGCGCCATCCTGCGAGTGCCGTGGTTGCGGCAAGCCATACGGCGCGGCTTGCGCATGATTTCGGACGCGGCGTGCGTCGGCTTGTGGAAATCAATTCCTCCAGATTGGGGCTGCGTATGAGGGCGGATGCGCGGGCGGCTGGCCGTTTCATCACGCATCATGGCGGCGAATATTTTGCCATCGGTGTTCATGGTGCGGTGACCGGCCGGCGTGCCGATCTGGCGCTGGTGGACGACCCGGTGCGTTCGTTTGCAGACGCGGAAAGCTATTCCTCGAGAGAGCATTTGTGGGAGTGGTTCCGAACCGAGTTGGTGACCCGGTTGAAGCCCAGGGGCCGAGTGGTTTTGATCATGACGCGATGGCACTGCGATGATTTGGCGGGACGCCTGATCGAGCAGGGTGGCTGGGAGGTGCTGCGCCTGCCGGCGCTGGCGGAGGAGGGCGATATTCTGGGGCGTGAGGTGGGCGACGCGCTTTGGCCGGAATGGGAGGATCGGGCTGCACTGCTGGCGAAGCGTGGCCTGCTGGGCGAGCGGCATTTTGCGGCGCTGTTTCAGCAATCCCCGATGGGAGAGGGCGGCCTGGTTTTCGACACGCGCAAGCTGCGCGTCGTGAACGACGTGCCAGACGGGATTGCCGTACGCGCCTGGGATCTTGCGGGCAGCGCGGATGGAAGTGGAGACCCGGACTGGACCGCAGGGGTGAAACTTGTGCGCGATGCCGCGGGATGTGTTTTTGTGGATGACGTGATCCGCTTCCGCGGAGCGCCTGGCGATGTATCCGAGCGGATACGGATGGCTGCGGCGATGGATGGTGTGAGCGTGACGGTTGGGTTGCCGCAGGATCCTGGGCAAGCCGGCAAGGCGCAAATCATGTTCCTGACGCAGGTTCTTGCCGGCTATCGGGTGGTTGCAACGCCGGAGACAGGGACGAAAGAGACTCGGGCGATGCCGATGGCTTCGCAGGTTTCAGGAGGTGCGGTGGCGTTGCGGCGCGCAGCCTGGAATGCAGCCTTCATGGATGAACTTGCGAACTTCCCCCATGGACGCAAGGATGATCAGGTGGACGCACTGGCGCGGGCGTTTGCCCTGCTGCTTTCCACTTCTCCCGCAGCGCGGTTCAAGAATTTGCCGTTCCTGCTTCGCTAGAGCGGGATGCGATCTGATCGACTCGTTCTTGATCGACGCATCCCGCTCTAGCTGTTCGTTTTGGCGAGCATGTTCATCCGGCGGCTGACCGCTTGCTGCCGGATCGTGCTCTAAAGTGGCGGGGGTGTGTGCCCCTGGCCTTCTTGCAGATAGGGAAAGACCATTTGTTCCGCACGATCTCCGATCTTGTGCCGGTGGATGCTGATTATCCAGAGCGTACCAGGGCGCTGGATATTTATGGCCGCATTCTGAATGGAACGCTTTACGACGTTCTTCCATATGAATTCCATGAAGAGCGGACACTGAGCGGCGAGTATGTGCCGCTAAGGCAGCGGCGGCCCTCGGTGCGGTATGGCCTGGCGCGGCTGGTGGTGGAAGACAGTGTTGCTCTGCTCTTCAGCGAGGGGCATTTCCCATCGATCGAGTCGTCGGATGCCGAGGTGCGCGATGCGCTGGGCGGGATTGTTCGGGATGCCAAGCTGAATTCGGTTATGGTAGAGGCGGCGCTGCGCGGCAGCGTAGGTTCGGTTGCCGTACAGTTGCGGGTGCTGCATGGGCGCATATTCCTTGCTGTTCTGGACACGCTGTATCTGACGCCGGAATGGGACAGGATGGCGCCGGATACGCTGGTGCGGGTGACGGAGCGCTACAAGGTGAGTGGCGCGAGCCTCGTGGCACAGGGTTTTGCCATTGCCGATCCCGGCCTGACATACTGGTTTCAGCGAAGCTGGGACGAGGCGTTCGAGACCTGGTACGAGCCGGTGCCGGTTGGGAGTGCTGCACGCGCAGGAATCGACGCTGAACGGTCGGTTCGGCATGGGCTTGGCTTTGTGCCGTTGGTGTGGATACGCAATCTGCCAGGCGGCAACGGGATTGACGGCGCCTGCACGTTCCGAAGTGCGATCGATACGGGCATCGAGATCGATTACCAGCTGAGCCAGGCAGGGCGGGGCCTGAAATACAGCAGCGATCCGACGCTGCTGATACGGGAACCGGCCGGCCTGGATGGGACGATGGTGCGAGGTGCGGCCAATGCGCTGGTGGTAAGCGAAAAAGGTGACGCCAAGCTGCTGGAAATCGGCGGCACGGCCAGCCAGGCGGTGATCGAGTATGTTCGGGTATTGCGAGAGTTTGCTTTGGAGAGCTTGCACGGCAACAGGGCTGATCCGCAGCGGATGACGGCGCCGGCGAGCGGCCGGGCGCTGGAATTGATGAACCAGGGCCTGCTCTGGTTGGCTGACAATCTGCGGGTAAGTTACGGGCAGGGCGGATTGCTGTCGATTGCGCGCATGGTGCTTCGGGCAAGCAACGTATTTGCTCTGCGGGTAGAGGGAAAGATCCTGCCGCATCTGGATGCGGAGGCACGTTTGAGCCTGCGCTGGCCGGACTGGTATCCGGACGATGCGCTGGACGGGCAAAGGCGTGCCGAGACGTTGATATCTCTTGTGGGCGCATCACAAATGTCCCGCGAGACGGCTTTGCGGATACTGGCGGCTGAATACGACATTGAAGATGTGGAGGCGGAATTGCGCCAGATCAAAGCCGGGGAGGCAGGATGAGTGAAATTGACCCTACGGCCGTGGATGCCGCCTCTTTCGCAGCCTTGAAGGCGCATGCGGAAGCCTTGGAGCGACAGCTGCATGAGGCGGAGGCGCATTCGGCTGCGCGGCTGCGTGAAGCCGAACTGAAGGCGGAAGCGGTTCGGGCCGGCATTGTGGATCTGGATGGTTTGAAGCTGCTTGATGCCAATGCCGTTGTTGCTCGCGCCGGCGAGGCCCAGGAGGATGTGACACACGTTATTGCAAAACTTCGCCGCGACAAACCTTGGCTGTTTGCGGCCGCAAGCTCCAGCAGCACGGCCACAGTGCCGCAAGCCGCGCCGATTAAACGGAAACTGGCAACGGAAATGAGTGTGGAGGAATGGCGGGCTGCCCGAGCGGAGCTGCTTCGGCGACGGTGATCCGACCGAGTGCCCCGATTCGGATGTTGGTCGCATGTAGATGCGGTCGCAATCTGGACACTGGCTCTTTGTTTTTAGTGGTCTGCTGATTTCGGAGGTTCGCCATCAAGAATGGCGAACGTCCGGGGCAGGAGACTCGATGTCGGCACATCTTTTTTGGGGGCACGACCCCCATTTCTTTTATGGGGGCATGAATGAGCATTGCGAATTTCCCGACGGCGCTGCAGCCGATCATCCAGCAGGGCTTTCTCGAACGCGAGTTCGAGCAGGCGCTACGATCCAAACTCGGCTATCGGGCCTGTGCGGATCGGGAGGAGTTTGCCGTTGGTATCGGCGAGACGCTGACGAAGACGCGGGCTGGGCTGTTGCCGGCGGTCACGATTCCGTTGGCAGCGAACATGAACACGAATTTGGACAACGGGTTGAGCCCTGGATCCTGGAGCGTTGAGCAGTACACCCTTACGCTCAATCACTACGCGGCGACCATGGATTTGAACATGGTGACGAGCCGGGTCGCTATTGCCAGCGTGTTCTTGCAGAACGCGTATGTGAATGGCGAGCAGGCGGGGCGCAGCCTTGATGATCTGGCACGCAATGCCCTGTTCGGCGCGTATTTCAGCGGCAATACGCGCGTGAGGACGACGTTGTCGAGCGCGGGCCCGAGCGTATCGGTGGATGATATTCGCGGCTTTACGACGGCGTACCTGAACGGTGTGCAGCAGCCTGTAGGTGGCGCCAATCCGCTGGCGGTGACGGTCGGCTCCGACATCTACACGCTAATCGGCGCCAGTGCGGATGCCACCAATGTATCGACGGCTCCGGGAGGGATCAGCGGCGTGCTGACATTCTCCGGCAATGTGACCGTGAGCGACGGAACGGCCGGGAATTCTGTTCAGGCAGCTACGGGATCCTTGATCCTGCGGCCGAACGCAAGAACCAATACGGCGCAGTTGCAAGCCGGCGACACGCTTTCGATGAGCAATGTGCTGGATGCGGTGGCCGGGCTGCGGTTGAACGCTGTGCCCGATATCGATGGGGCGTATAACTGCTATCTGGATCCCATTAGTGCGCGGCAGCTTTTTGCCGATCCCGACTTCCAGAGACTGTTCATTGGTTTGACGTCGGCGAACGAGGTTTTCAAGCCCGGCCAGGGCGTGGTGAACGAGTTCCTCGGCCTGCGCTTCGTGCTGACGACCGAGAGCTTTGTGCAAGCTTCGCCTACCATTGCCGGCTCCGTGGTGCGGCGCCCGATCGTGGTTGGACAGGGGGCGCTGATCGAGGGCGATTTCGCCGGCATGGCAGCCGATGATGTTGCGCCAAAGGACTCGATCGTGTCGCTGGTGGATGGCGTTTGCATGGTGACGCGTGAGCCGATCGACCGGCTGCAACAGATCATCGCGCAATCCTGGTATTGGATTGGCGGGTTTTGCGCGCCATCGGATACGACGACGAATGCGTTGACCGTGCCGACGGCGACGAATGCGAACTTCAAGCGCGCCGTGATGATCGAACATATAGGCTGATCGAGACCGGGGGCGGCCCGCGGGCGGCTGCCCGCGCGGCTTTGGGGCGCGGGGGATTGGATGCTTACAGATCAGCAGAAGACGGACATAAGGCGCTTCTGCGGGTATCCCGCCTATGGTGCGTCGCCGGCGGGAAATATCGGCTGGCGGTTCTATGTGGCCTACGGTCTG